TTGGCATGTTAAACGAACGCCAGCCACCTGCCTTAATGTCATAGACACGTACGTTATCTGTTAGTGGACGTGGATCCTCATTGTACTCTGCCATGGCAATATTCATCAAGTCAGGGTTCTGAGTACACATCATCACCCGTTCGGTACCATCAGCTTTCATAAAGGTCACTCGCACCGTGCCCTGTAGGGCTTCATTCAATTCTTGTCTTGTCATCATATTCTTTCCTTCAAACTTTTCCTGGACTTCTAATACTTTAAGGGCCTCTTGGAAGTCAGACTCATCACACGTTGTGATTATTCTAAGTGATTCTTCAATTGTCATATTACTCATCCTTAATTTTATAATACATATTTTGTTTATTCACAGCAATTATCGATTTCATATTTTTATCGTAGTAATATATAATATTCTTTTTATCAAATGGCCAACCTAAAACAATCTTTTCATAGATTTCATTATATTCAGTCATTACAATATCATCATCATAGCTTCCTAAATATAACTCTTTTTCTTTAGTCATGCGTGTACTCAATTCATTAAAAATGGAATTATGCCCATCAGTATCACAAGAGCATACATTCCCTTAATAAGATAGTCTACTCTTTCAAGACTATTATCAACACGATCAAATGCTTCATCGACCCGGTCATATGCGTCGTTAAGATTTTTATTGCTGTATTCCATATTAATATCCTTCATTATTTTATAGGTATATCTTATCATAAAACGCCAGGCTTGTACATAGCCTGGCGTTATTTTTTTTATTACAAATGTGTAATTTTTATAAAGTTATGCCACTTCCATATGATATGTATGTAACTCTAAAAATGTATCTTCCATATATGATAGTTTCTCTTTTAAAATTTCGGCCTTTACTATATTATTTCTTTTTTCATAGCGTCTAATCTTATGTTTTAATTCATTCATGTCTCGTTCCAATCGATTAATTTGCGCTGGCAGAAGATGCATTTTATGTTCTCCATAAAAAAAGAGCGCTGCGATAAACGCAACGCTCACTGAGAGGGTTGATATGAGAAACTATTTTATGTTGTTCTTTTCTCATATCCTTATTTATATGAAGTTAGATTTTATCAGTGCCATTCCTCAAAATAAACACCTAAAATCTCTAAATAATCATGATATTTAGCAATACTATCTAGCTCCTTTTGAATTTCCTCCACAATATCGCCATGCTCTCCAATGCCTACAGGATTTTTCATTAAATTGAGAGCATTAATTCGGTGCTTTTCAATCATACCTTCGGCATGAAGCTTTACTGCATTCTTAATTTCATTTTCCATATTATTAATCTTTTACCCAAGTCGGTTTGTCTAATAGTTTTGGCAGAGCGTCTCTTACTAAAGCTTTTGTGATTGTTCGGTGGAATGGCCACTTTTGCTTTGTGAAGACCTTCATTACAATTTCAGCGTCCTTCGGATGAATACCCTCGAGTAGCTCAACAAATATACGTTCTCGTTTATTTATTGGTAGGTTATTTGCTGGCGTATTAATGAAATGGGCAAACTTACTAAAGGCTGATATCAACTCTTTTGGATAATTCTTTTCACCTGAAAATTTTACCATACTTTCTGGTAGTTCGCCTTCAGGTAAACAAATAGAATCCTGAATCCATTCATTGAATTGACACGCGAGTAAGTCATTTACCATTGCCTGCGATTTACCGAGATCGCGAAGTGCCTCGATACGTTCTTCACGAGTTTCCATTTTATGGATATTGCGTAGAATTTCATGAAGAGGTTTTTCATATGTATTAATCATATTATACTTTCTTAGGAATAAAATCTTCGAGACTCTGCGTAAGATTTGCACAGCGACTCTTAATCAAATAATTTAATACACCACTCATTTGTGGAATATCGTAGTTTTCGTACTCACTATTTATTCGCTCTTGAAGTTCAACTGGTATACACTGAAAATCAAGTAGAATTTTGTTTTCATCATAACGATTACATTCTTCGGCCGTAAAACATTGACGACCATTTTCTAGTACTTCGCCTAGAAACTTTTGTGATATTGGCTTTTGACGGCCTCCACCATTTACATAAAAGTCAGAAGGACTTTTGATATTTGGAATACCATCCTTTGCTTGGCCTTTTATGATTGACTCATGAAGCCAAACATCGGGATCGCCCTTTACTGCCTTTTTTGTATTAGTTGACCATTGCTTTACGTTTGGATATCGTTGAAGCTGAATATAATCTTTATCAGCCGCAATGATCATAACTGGTTCATGCTTACCGAACTCCTGTGTACGGTGCACCATTGTAGCAATACAGTCATCGCCTTCGGCGCCACTAACATGAAGAACTCGATAAGGCATAAAGTCTTTTATCTCATTAGAGATCTTATTGAGAGTCTGAAATATCTCATCCCAATCTAGCTTACTTTCATCTCGTGATTTTTTGCGAGATGCTTTATAATAAGGAAACACGTCTTTTCGCCACGAGCTATGGTCCATACATAAAACCATTTCGCCATACTTATCACGATATTTCTTATTATATGATCGTAGATTATTGAGAATGAGATGGCGCAATAGTCGCTCTTCGGTACCCATTCGGTTGAGTACAACAGCACCAATTGAAATTGCGCTATAGTCTACTAGAATCATGATATGTCCTTTTCAATTATAATTCTATTATATCATAGAATGAAAAGGTTGTACACTACTTTTTTTACATTGGCAAGGTCGTAATAATGTATAAGACCATCGGTTACAATTTTAGGATTATAATAAGTTGCCACTAAATTAATGTCTCCATTACCTTATAAGTTGTACTATTAGTTGAAGCGGAGGTGGCTTTTACCACAACATTTCCTCCACTGATTTCTGCGGTGTATGTTGCTAAGGACGCATTTGTATAAATTACACCATATTCTGTTAGTGTGACTGTTGTGCCATCGTGCACTAACAGGATTTCTGACATTTGCCGTTCACCACTTACGGTATCGGCGGCTTGAATTACTAGTTTTGCACCTAGATGTGACGTTGGGAAGGCTGCAATTTGTGTTGCTGTTGTTGTAGTTAGCGTTTCTACTTCACCAGTCATGTCCGCAATAGTTGTTGCAGTTACATCAGCACTATATACCTGATGGATATGTCCGGCAAAAGTACCCGGGATATTTGCACTAGTTCTAACTTCTACTGTTCCATTATAAGGAAATTTAAATCTAGCGCCATTTCTAAAGTTGATTTGACCTTGTGAAGAGTTTGCAACTAGCTCAAAGTAGCTACTTCCTGCTTTAATTCTAGTGTCCCTATCGGTTCCTGTACCTAGGGCTTCCGTACCAATCTCAAAAAAATTGTTATTCCATTTTAAGAAGCCACGTTCATAGTTGGAAGCGTCAGTGTAGGTGTTATAGATATTAAACGTCTGGGCATTTGTACCATTACGTTGGGCCATAACACCAGCAGCATCCCTATAAAATGTAGTATCTACAGCACCAGTTAGACCCGTGCTATTAAAGCCAGAAGAAAAACCAATAACACCTCTGCCTCGTACAGTAACTCCATCTTCAAACCAAACTCTATAATTTGCTGACTGATCTCTAATCCCTATTCTTCCGTCTGTTACTTCTAAGTCAGAATAAGTAGGTAGTACTATTCTTGCTCTACCTGCCGCATCTCCTTCCTTAAAGCGAACAACTTCTGTATCTGCATCACCTACTTCAAATATAATTTCATTAGCACCAATATGAAGCGGAGCACGTGTATTTGTTGTTGGGCTTTGCGTGTAAAGTTTTGTTCTAAAGAAGTAATAGTTTTGTCCGTTAGGATAATTTGTTCCAGTGTCCCATTCGTTTGTGTTTGACGCTGACATTTCTAATGTAGAAGCATTAATAGGTCCAGTATTATTTTTGCCAAGTCTTAGTTGAGGAATGTGTGCCCAATTAGATTTGACCTCAATAGCGCCTCCAGTGGTTCCAGCAATACCAGTACCAAAACCCACGGTGCCATACGAAGAAACTTGAGCTAATTGCTGATATCCTCCAGATACTGTTGCTCTCATATCGAGTGCCCAGCGGCCATCTGCATGCACACTACGTGTTCTAAACCTAGACTCACTGTTATTGGCATTTGGTGCCATCTCAAATATGCCGGTTGGCGCAGCTACATTAATACCTACCGAATCACCAATAATATTTACATCATGAAGTGTACCTGTGCCAGAAGCTTCTGCACCAATTTCAAATACGTTACTATTCCACTTTAAAGAAGCACGCTCATAGTTAGAAGCATCAGTGTAGGTGTTGTAGATGTTAAACGTCTGTTCATTCGTGCCATTGCGTTGAGCAAGAGTATTAGCCGCATCTCGTTCTAGAACTAGGTCAGGCGTTCCCCACCAGTTAGTAGTGCCATTAAAATGAATACCTCTACCGCTTGCAAGTGTTAAGCCACGCGTGTTATACAAGGAGGTTCTATTATCCGATATAATAAATGGAGCTTCAAACCGTTGCGCGACGACCTGGCCACCATTATGACTGTTTATTTGAACTCCACCGCTAATAAAGCTAGCTGTGCCAGTAGTGGCTAATTGCGATCCATCCCACGTTAGGTTACTATCACCTTGAATTGTAGTAGAGTTAGTCCATATGGCTAATTGATTATCCACCGGCGTGCCAGCTTTAGTTACATCATCAGTTCCACCGCCGGCAGAAGCTTCAACCCACTGTGCCGATGATCCATCATTATAATATATAAAAAGAGAGCCAACGTCAGAATCCCACCAAAGGTCACCATCCGCCGGACTAGATGGAGCGCTAGACTGTATTGGAACTCCAGCGCTATAAGCTTTATACTCAAATTTTGCGGTTGAAGAGTTGTACACTAATACTGTTTGATCTGCTCTATCAGTATTATTAACATCGTCCATTTCAACAATATTGCTAGAAATGTCATGTCTATTCAGTATACTTTGAAACGTTTCAGCTTCATACTTTTTAGTCGTATTATTAAATATTAAAACTGAGTTATTCGCAAGACTACTTAGGGTTTGTCTTTGAACATCATCGTTGTCCATAATTCGAACAGAACCACCACCCGATAAAACAGGACGGCGAGATAATTCGGAAAGAAAATTATCAATATCGATTTTTTGTAAATTGACTTGTTCGTCTAATTTATCTTCTAAGGTTTTACTTATCTCATTAATGTATGGATTAATGTCTGGAAGTATAGCATCTTTACCAGCTGGACCCATAGGACCAATTGGACCTTGTTCGCCAATTAAACCCTGTGGACCCATAGGTCCAATTGGTCCCTGTTCTCCAATTAAACCCTGTGGACCCATAGGACCAATTGGCCCTTGTTCTCCAATTAAACCTTGTGGACCAATATCGCCTTTATCACCCTTTGGGCCAGAACGTCCATCATTTCCAGCTGGGCCTTGTTCTCCAATGAGACCTTCCTTACCACGTTGGCCTCGAGGTCCTCGCTCTCCAACGGGACCAACATCTCCCTTTATGGATATATGCTTTATAGAGAATGGGTCTGAAGACTCGACGATATAAAAACTACCGTCTTCACCAAAAAAGATAGACCCTTCAGAAAGTCCTTTTGCCTTCTCTTCATTTAGTCTATGAAGAAATGTATTTGAAGAATCAACTAAGGTTTTTACGGTAGAAGAGAGCGCGGCATTACGTCTATCAGTTGCTTCTCGTATGATCTGTTTTTTTCTAAGAGATCTTGCTTCTTCAAGTGCCTGCTTTTTTGCAAAATCCATATTACCATAACCTTTTTTGGGCAGGAGTCATATATTCCCAAATTTCAGGATCAACGTCCTCGGGAATCTGCTCTTTAATCTCCGACTCATTTAATTCTGTTAAAGCTTCGCAATGGCATTCAGAATCTAATATTATTTTTTGATCAAATACGGTATGCATATTAATATTTTCTGTATCAGTAGAACGCGTAAGATAGATAATAGATTCATACATGGTACATGGTAAACTGGAATATCGTTTTTGACATGAATTGAGATACGCATATGGTTTAAGTTTTAAACCAATTCCATGTTCTGTTGCCTTTAGTCCATCAATAGAAACACTTATTTTATTTTGATCTGGTTTGTAATCATGCCAATTGCATTTATCATCACATCCCATAATAGGAAGATATAGATTATTGGCGCATGTCTCTAATCCACATTTCCATGCAAATTTACGTATAATATCCATTGCTTTAGAATCGACTGGGCGATAAACACTTAATGGAGTATTTATTTTAAATAAGACCTTTGACATATTATATCCTATCCATGAATGATTCTATTTTATCATTTGTAATTTGAAGCGCCGTATGCTCAGTAATCACTTCACTACGTGGAATATAGTTATCCTTAAAGCTAACTTTATCTTTATTAAATGGGTTGAGCTTTTGCAAAAATCCAAAGGCTCGGTCACTACTATATTTCTTATTGCGTGAGAATCTACGTAGACTTTCAATATCACGTTTTTCTACGTCACGGACTGTTTTAACGTCAAATGAACGCCAGTCATTCTTTACAAGATCAAAGACCGGAATAACTTCAGGTGGACCAAGCCATCCCATGCTACCAGGGCCAGGAAGCTTATCGCCTTGTCCAACTCGACGAATAATGTCAGGGTTACGTGTGCAAACGAGAAATCTTTGTCTACCGTTTGACTTTTTAATAAAGTTGACGATTACAACACCACGAAGATCACGAAAAAAATCATCAAGAGACATTGACTTGAGCTCCATAAGAAGCTCGACAGGATCATTCACATTCTGTTCTGTAAATTGAAGAATCATAGATGTTTCGAATGTACTTTTAAACCAATAAACTCATTATAATACTCAGGAGAAAAAAGTACCTCCCGATCAAACTGTTCTTTAGCTTCGTAGTAACTCAGTTCGCCTTTCTTTTTACATAATCGGAGGATTTCTCTTTTATATTTATCTATTCCATTCTTTTCAACTGACTCTCGAAGATGAGTCGATGAACCAAAATAGTTACGCCAGTCAGAGTCAACGTAAAAGGTCTTGCGCCTCTTATTGCCATTTTTAAGCGTCACTGTTCTTTTTGTCGGCTTATGAAATAGTTTTTTACCAACATACTTTTTGCCAGTATCAATCTCAGTAATGAGATATACAAATCCTATGTAATCTTTACGATCAGGGGTTTCATCGAATGTTTTGTTTTTAAATAACCACATACGGTTATTTATTAAAGCTGCTCACTACTCTTTTGATTTCTTCCTTTGGTATTTCTTGTTTTTGTACTAATTGAATAGACGCAGCATCATAAATAATATAAACATCATGCTCAGGTATATGCCAATTAATATCTAAAACTGTGCCGGATTTACGCGGAATTGTATATTTTATGGCATCATTATCATTACGTGTTTGCTTCCCAGTCTGAGATCCAATATCTTCAATACGAGAAGGAGTAAGTTTTACTGTATAGAGCCACGGCTTAGATCCCTTAGCGTCTTTTCGTTGTATTGCGCTTTTAGCATAATTGATTGCAACATCTTTATTCGTGGTAAAATATGCTCCACCGCCTCCGGCAACATCATTAATAGCACGGCCACGATCAACTGTGAATTTATTAATGTCACTGGTATTTGTGCCGTGATAAGCAATGATAGAAGCTTGCTCATTGATTAATTCTTTGAATGATTTCATGAAGCTAATAGCCTAGTCTTTTTTTGAGTTCGTTATATCCACCGATTGAATCATTATCAACTACAATTTGTGGCACAGTCTTTGCCTCAGGAAATAGCTCTAATAGCTCATTACGAGTAATATCAACCCCAACTACAATTTCATCATATGGTATTTGGCGCAATCTACAAAGGTTTTTTGCCTTTTCGCAAAATGAGCAATCGGGTTTTGAATAAATTTTAACTTGCATAATATTTCCTTATATATTTATAATGTAAATTCGCTAAGAGCGTTTTCAACGGAATCGTGATCGATACCACCACCATCAAGGTATTCTTCAATTTCTGTTTCTTGTGGTGCTACTTGAACTGCTCCGCCTGAGATCCATGATTCGGTCCATGGAAGCGGATTAGATTTGCCTGGAGAATATGGTGATGTGAGTCCAACAGCTCTCATTCTCTTAGTGCCAATCCATTCTGCGTACGACTGAAGCATTGCAGCATTAAGACCAATCATTGTACCATCTTTAAATAGATACTCAGCCCACGCTTTTTCTTGTTCAATAGCATCGATATAGATTTGTTGCGTTTCTTCTTTTAGTTCTTCGGCGATAGCTGCAAACTCAGGATCGTCTTTTGGTAGTTGCTTGAGTATAGCAGTCGAAATAGCAAGGTGGATATTCTCATCTCGCGCAATAAGCTTGATGATCTTAGCATTACCTTCCATCTTCTTAAGCTCGGCAAACGCCCATGAGCATGCGAACGATACATAGAACCGAATGCCCTCAAGTGCATTGACTGAATTCATACATAGCCACAAAGCACGTTTATCTGGAGCATCAATAAGTTTATCATAGTACTTCGAGATGTCATCAGCACACTCGACGATCTCAGGAATGTCGAGCATCGTATCGAACACAACCGATGGGTCAGCATAAACGTTTCTTATGATGTGCGTATAGGATCTACTATGAATTGTTTCGAAGAATTCCCATGTAATGAGCGCCGTTTCAAGCTCGGGGAGTGATACGATGGGTCCAAAAGCTGCAACAGGTCCTCGTCCCTGTACCGAGTCGAGGAGGATTTGTCGTTTGAGATTTGAAGTAAAAATGTGTCTTTCATGGTCTGTAAGCTTGTCAAAATCAATTTTATCCTTTTCAAGGTTAACCTCTTCTGGACGCCAAAAGAGGCTTAACATTTTATCATTCTGTTTTTCAAACTGAGAATACTTTACTCGGTCATATCGTTGAACATCAACCGGTTCATCGAAAAACATAGTACGCTCTAGATGAGATTTGTTTGCTTTTTTAAATACTGTCATATATCTATTATATCCCTTTATGAGTCTTTTGTACACTTATATTGTGCATGAATCACAAACTTCTTCTTCAGCGATAGGTCCATCATCATCTGGAATTGAAGCATCCTCAACTTTAGTTGGAGCAGGATTAGCATAATAAAGAGTCTTTAGTCCATATTTATAGGCGTATAGTGTATCAGTCATTAGCTGAGACATTGGTATTTTATTACCTTCAAAATGCTCAGGGTTATGACTAGTATTAAATGAACCAGCTTGGTCCATAAACTTTTGAAGAACAGCGCAGACTGCGAGATAGTCTTGAACGTTTTGATCCCAACGTAAGTCATATACGTTCTTTAGTTTTTGAATCTCAGGAACGACCTGAGCAAGAGTACCATGCTTCGACTTCTTTTTAGTAACAAGCTCAGGCGGTGGCTCAATACCATTCGTAGCATTTGAAATTTGAGCAGAAGTTTCTGAAGGCATAAGAGCCATAAGTGTTGAATTACGAACACCGGAAGTGCGAGCTCGATCTCTTAAAGCTTCCCAATCTAAATGATATTCGGGGCTAACGAGCTCATCAACAGATTTTTTATAAGTATCAATCGGAAAAATGCCATCTGCGTATTTAGTTTCATCTGAAGCAGTGCATGCACCTTGCTCTTCGGCTAAGTCAATTGATGCTTCAATTAGATAATATGACCAAGCTTCAGCGTATTCGTGAATTGTAGCTAAAGCTTCTTTATCATATTTCAAACCACGTTTTGCGAGGAAATACGCAAAGTTAATAATTCCCACACCAAGTGGTCTGCGCTTCTCGGTAGAAATTTTAGCAGCTTTAATAGGATAGTCTTGATAACTAAGTAATGCGTCTAAGCCACGAACAGCTAAAGTACATACCTCTTTAAAATCTTCGGGATCATTAATGATACCCCAATTAATAGCGCTTAATGTACATAGAGCTATTTCGCCATTCTCATCATTGATATCCTGAAATGGATTTGTAGGCAGAGTAATTTCTGTACACAGATTTGTCATTTTAACAGGAACTTTAAATGATGAGTGCGTGTTTACATGATCAGCAAAGAAAATATAGATACGTCCTGTTTCTTGGCGTTCTGTCAAAATGGCAGAAAAATATTCTCGAGCACTAATTGACTTTTTACGAATAGATCTACTTCGCTCATACTTTTCGTATAGGTTTTTAAACTTTATAGTATTTTGATCGTAAAATGCTTGATATAAATCTGGCACATCATTTGGCGAAAATAATGTAATTTTTCCATCAGCTAATACTCTTTCTAAAAAGAAACCGTTGAGATGAATACAATAGTCCATATCACGAATACGAGTTTCAAAAGTGCCTTTGTTATTTTTTAGAACGAGTAGATCTTCAGCTTCATAGTGCCAGAATGGATAATTGATAGTAGCACTTGCACCACGTATTCCACCTTGAGAGCATGACTTAAGAGCACCACGAAAGTATCTCCAAAAGGGAACAACGCCAGTATGCACAATTTCGCCTTGGCCAACCTTAGAACCTACAGCGCGAATTGCGCCGCCGTTTACGCCAATTCCAGCGCGCTTAGCAGCATATGTGCCAATAGCAGTTCCTGTCGAAAAAATAGATGGTAGCGAGTCACCAGACTCAATGAGAACGCAAGATGAGAACTGACGAGTGTTAGTACGTGCGCCAGCCATAATGGGCGTTGGCAATGATATCTTAAACGTAGAGATGGCATCATAATAGCGCTTGACCCAACCAATACGATTATTATCAACATCATAACCCGAAAATAAAGTCATTGCAACAAGCATATAAAGAACTTGTGGTGTTTCAAAATAATCGCCGGTTGAACGATCCTGTAGGAGATACTTACCCCTAAATTGTTCCATACCAGCAAAGGCAAAGTTATCATCTCTATGATGCTTAATATACGATTGAGCCTTTTCCCACTCTTCATCGGTATAAATTTCTAGGAGAGCTGGATCATATAAGCCAAGATTGACATTCTTTTCTACAATATGGCGTAAAATAGGAGGTTCATAATCACCATATACTATTTTACGTAGATTATAATTAATGAGGCGCGCCGCAACATATTGATAGTTTGGAGTCTCTTCAGAAATAAGCTCTGACGCGGATTTGATTAATAATTCATGGATATCGTTAGCTAAAATTCCATCATATAGTTGAATATTTGCACGTAATTCGATTTCTGATATTGAAACACCGGTTAAACCTTCACATGCCCACTCAAGTACTCGGTGAATTTTATCCAATGAAATTGGTTCTAATTCGCCGGATCTTTTTTTAACATTTAATATTACCATAAATTACCCCATCAGAAAGAAATGAGCACAGTATGAATACCATGCTCATTATTTATTATATACTAATTATGCTAGAAAGTAAACAATTATTTTTTAATTGGCGGCAATACCTGTTTCACGACGACGCTGACGGTGAATGGCATTAACCATGCCACGCTTATCATTTTTGTTGGTTTTTTTGGCACTATCAAATTTTTTATCATAGAGTTTAGTGCCAACTTCCCCTAGTTCTTTTGCGCTGAGCTCATTGGATAATTTCTCAAGCGCAGCATTGAACTTGTCACTGTCAAGATGAACATCTGCAAGGCGATTAGCAGCCTTTGTAATCTTATCCTTAAACAGTCCAAACATTTCATTTGGCCCTTCAGCTTTTTCAGCTTCTGCAGCGGCCTTTTTCATTGGCTCTTCTGTGTCGCCATCTTTATCAAGATCTAGAAAGTCTGGCTTTCCTTCTGTCGTGACACCCCTTAATAGATAAACACGCGCCGCATCATAAAGTTCTTCGGGATCGCA